GACTTCTTACCAGAATTAGCCTTGAGCTTTGCAAAATCTACCATTTGTATTCTCCGTATATTTGTATTGCGATATATGTTTGTATATGAGCTGTATTGACGCTCAACATTATTTAGTATACTCTCATTCGCCAAAATAGTCAAGCACAATATTTTTTAATTTGTCCTTGTCGCATTTGATGAATGGCGAGTACTTCTCAATCTTAGTCCTGACACTGTCATAGACCAAGTCGTATTGCATCTTGGAATCCCAGTGCTTCTTCGCACCAGCAAACTCAAGAAGCAAACACATTGTTTCTAGGCTGATCTCTCTACCTAGAAACTTCTTCAAGAGCAAAGGATGTTCGTTGCTCTTGCACAGAAAGTTGCGGTTGAAGTCGGAGTCAAGCTTCCCAAGCTCCTGCTTGAAAACATATGAAAGCGACTGCTGACGCTTCAACCATGTCTTATATACCTTCTCAGCATCTTCGCTGTATGCCAAGTCCTTAATCCAGGCTCTCTCGTTCTCTGAAAGGTTAGCAATCAGAAAGTTCTGAACGTCTGGATGTTTAGCTAGCTTCTGAAAGAAAAGCTTATCCTTCCTCGTATCGAAAGAAGAAGGATTAAGCTTTACCTTTCCATTGTACTTAAAGTAGTCGTATGTGGGTTTGCTGAAGTGATTCTTAAGAGCAACATACTCTTTAAAGCACTCGAATGCTGACATCATTCAATCCTCACAGGGGAAGTTGAGCGCCACGCTTAAGAATATTCATATTCTCAGCCTCTGCCTGGATCTTTGCTTTCATGGTGCTATCTTTTCTGATCAAATACGCTGCAGTCTCAACTTCAAGCTTATTACGCTCGCACCACATGACTACAGCGTCGATGTATTCCATCTTCTTCTCTTTGCAAAGAGCTTCTATCTCTTCAACAAAGTTGTTCTTGATCATACCTCAACCTTTGCAGTCGAAAGCATGAAACCCTTACGAGGATCGCCCCAAACCTCATTCGCGCGCACGCGAACGAACCGCTTTGCCTTCTCTGAGGTGTTAAGATTAGGAACTACGAGCCAAGGATTACGACCCTTGCGCCATGCCTTCTGCTTAAACAAAAGCTTCTCTACAACCGTACGATTGCGACGAACAGCCTTGCAAATATCATGTGAAATAGAAGCCATTGCATTCTCCATTATAAAAGTGGCGGTCCCTGAGGGATTCGAACCCCCGACACATCGGGTAGAAACCGATTGCTCTATCCAGCTGAGCTAAGGAACCAATATTGTAAGTATACTATATTTTAGTATGAAAGTAAAGCGTTATTTTCGTTCAACGAAAGCCCTGTATTCCTCGGCGAGGGCGAATACCTGCTCCTTAGTAGGATAGGGCGGGATATCGATGGACTGCCCGAAGCTTCCCTGGACCTTACGCTCTTCAAGCTTGCAATGATATTCAGTTTGCAAATTGTTCTGCGCGAAGTTGAGAAGATTGAAACGTAACTCAAATGGTGTCATTGACATATTTTTCTCCTGTGTTTGTTTGTGTGGGTGGGGAGTTTCTGTTTCCAAGTACCCCCCGAACTCAGCTTAGGCTGCTAGAGCGTAAACAATACCTTCGTTGTCGTTGGCATTTATAGTTTTTGACCCGATACGGCGGTATCATGCCGAGTGTCTCGCTTTGACTTTATTACACACGTCGATCCTAGTTCGCCCCCAGCAGGTATACATTAACTTGGTTATATGAGGTCTTTGAAGTTATCTCTTGATCCTTTCGGACTGCACTCAAAGGCTAATGTATACTTGGTGGAGGCGCTGGGTACTGCCCCCAGGTCCGTAATGCTTATTCCTCTTAGGTCATCAACACCAAACTTATTTATACAACCTTCAACAAGATAGTATTCTCGTTGATCCTATTAGCGAGATTAACGTCACCCTTAATCTCCTCCATCAGTTTACGCAACACAATCTTACCACCATTCATAACCCGATCAATGAAGTATTCGGGCTTCCGACCAGTGCGCTTAGTTACAGACGTAGTCGTGTCGTAACCGATAATGCTAGTACCCTTGAACTGAAGACCACCACGCCCAGAAGCTCGGAATACGGTCAACGTCTTATACTTGGTGTTGAACGTCCAGAGCTCCTGACAACCGATAACCTTTTCAGGGTTGACCGAGGCGATCTTATAAGTCGCATCTTCCTTCTGATACTTCAGACCCTTCAGCTTCTTCTCAACAGAAACCTTACGAGGCTTACGGGGAATACGCGACTTCTTAACAACCTGACCGTAACGAGTAGCTTCCTCAACAATGCTATTGTACATAAGAATCAGCGCCTCTAGCTTCTTCTTTGGCGTCTTAGCATAAGCTTCTTTGAGCTGTGCATCGACACCCGAGAGAGCGTCGAGGAGCTCGTTAAGAATGGGCGTGTAATAAGCTACAATCATCGGCGAATAGAGCGCAGGAAGCTCTCTAGCCTTCAGCCAATCATAGATAGAGCCGACCTTACCCTCGTCGATCATCTGTTCGATATCACCGATGATCTCGTTAGCCCGATCGGTAATGCGACGCTGAACAGACACGACAGGAGCCTTCTTGACCGCCAAGTTAGCAACTGTAGAATCGTACCATTCCACAATCCCGCTTTTAGCAGCTGTAGAGTGAGTCAGAGCCTTGGCCAGACGATCTTCGAAGAACGCCCAGACCTTGTCATCAACCTTTACGCCACGGCTGGTAAGACGAGCAATCCAGCAAGCAGTCCTGGGAGTCCAGCCATCAGGCACAGAATCAAACCGCTTGGCTTCCTCGAAACGACCAACATTCTTCAGGTACGTTACCATAAACTCCTTGGCATCGCCGTTACTGCACATGGCGCTGTACCAGTTGAATGCCTTGCTCAGGTCGACTTCCTGACTGCCAACAAAGATCGGCTCGTCGCCCAGATACTTCTGGTTGATAAGATACGTCTCACTGCGCGTAACGCGAGTGACTGTCTTTGCCTTCTTAATAAGAGAACCTGACGGACGACGAGCCATTTCTTTACCCTCAATCAATTGTAGATTAGTATAACCTACTTTCGAATTTAAAGCAACAGTTATTTAACTCTTGGTAGCAGCACCAACGATCGTGACAAGGAGCAGAATCGTCACGACAAGAGCCAGTGGAATCCAGAGCGGCGAAAGAACCCACCACCAGCTCCAGGCAATATAGCCAGTGAGCTTCAGAGTGATAAAGACAATAGCGAGGAGACCGGCAAAGCCGATCCCCCCAGTGTTAGAATTAGACATTACGATGCCTCCGCCATTTCGATTGCGACTTCCAGAGCCTTAGTCTTAAGACCCTTGTTATAACCATACCAAGCCGAAGTCAGGCGGCTGTCCGCCGAACGACCAGCAAGATGGTCGGTGAGATAGGTGACAGCGTTGAACGGCTGCCACCAAGTACCCTCAGCATACTGAGCGCCAGGCTGAGTATGAAGGATGTCGAGAGCCAGAGCAGCAGACTTGGAAACTTCCTTCTTCTTGTTGCCAGAGCCAGTAACGGGGAAGATGCGAGTGAAGTACTCGACGATATCCTCGCCCTTTGCCTTCTTGGAACCGAGGAAAGAAGCCATCTCCTTGTACTTGGCCAGCTTATTAGTGGCAATGCCAAGCATGCCCTTGACGTTATCAGGGTTGAACTCGCGACGATGCGAGATCTTGACCATACGCTCGACTGAGGAGTTAAGCGAGAGAGTCAGAGTGTTATTGCAAACGACACGGATCGGAGTGAACCGAACGTCAGTCGAGAAGCCATAACGGTGGAAGTTAGAGAAAAGCAGATAGGAGTCGATCTGATCGCCCTTGAACAGTTCGAACGATTCCTTAACCTTGGCAAGACCCCAGACGATGGTACCCTGCTTCAGAGAGCCTGCAGTGTGCATCTCCATGTCGCCAGCCATAACGAATTCATTGAAGAACTCGAATGCCTCGGCGTTCTGTACGGGATTCCAGTCGTCAGAGACAACATCCAGCATGGAGTTATCCATAGAGCGAACCAGAGCAGACTTACCGATCGGAGTGCGTTCACCATCGATATCTGCGTAGGCGGGAACCTTAGTAACGGTCCAGTTGAGACCAGCAGCCTCGAGCATCTGGTCCGGAGTGAGGTCCGCAGGAACCTCAACACCCAGACCGTGCCATGGCAGAGCACCGGAATAAGCCATCTGTGCCTTGCCATTTACCATTTCAATTTCGTGAGCCATAATGTATCCTTTGATTCGATTCACCGTAGCACCAACGCTACAAGAAAGAGTATACGCTTATTTGGTTTAAAAAGCAACAGTTAATTTGTTACTGGTAGAAATAACCTGTCGTAGTAGCAATGAGCCATACGATCAGGAAAGTGGTAGCAGGTAGAGTGCGGATTGCGTCTAGTACTTTAGTCATCGTTTTCTTCCTTATTAGGCAAGATTAAGTTCGAGACTATCGTTTAAGATCAGTCCCTGTGTAGGTATAATATGTTTCAACAATTCGCTGGAGAGCTGTATCCAGTTCATAATAAATGTCAATATCAACGATTCCACATAGGACATCGTGATAATCTTCGGCTTCTAGTTCTCGCTTGCATAGAGCAAGATATTCTTTAGGACAACAGATACCATCAAGTGGCCAACCAGGTAGATTTCCTGTATTAGTAATAGCTCCATCATTAACAATACCAAAGTAAATGTCTTCGTTATCTGTATTCTCTACTGTCTTTGGCTTAAACTCAATCACGTTATCAGTCATCATCTAACTCCATTAATTTTCATGTTCACATTACTGATTATACTGTATACTGGATTAAAAGTCAACAGTTAATTGACATTCTTCTTCATTCTTTCACGACAATTCTTTGCCACAACAACTTTCTCTTCTTCAGTCATAGTTGGCCAATCAAGCACTTCCCATTCGGTGCGACCGCAACCCTGACAAACAGTCCTTGTTTCAACAGCATAACCGTTCAACCAGGAGATAGTCTTCATCTCACAAATGCTCTTACAATAAGAATCACTCATTTCAACAACTCCAATGCGGTTAGATGATACAACGAACCATCGACCCATACATTCGATACAACAAACCCCTGATACTCCATACCAGCGGGAACAATCGAAACGTAAGAATCATTATGCCCTCGCCATTGTCGGTTTGGACCACCAACGATGTTCTCAGACCATACATAGAACTTCCCGTCGCTCGCTTCCATATGCTTGTACAAGCCATGGTATACAGTGTGCTCGGGATACATCGGAATAGGATCCGATCGTAGCATGATCTTAGTCTCACCAGTATAAGACTTATTACTCATTATATAAACTCCAGAAAAATTTGGATATGGGACCCTATACTCCCTAAAGGGAACCCTAAAAGGGGACCCGAGCTCCCTAAAAGGGGACCCTATACGGATTATTTATTTCGCGATAGCGAAAAGTTTAGAGGTTTGGGGATTTTTATTTTTTATATATGGGACCCGTGCATAGGAAAAGGGGACCCGTTTTTGGCGGACCCTTCGGGATTCCTAGGAATCCTTTGCAGTTTTTGGTTTTTCCTTGGGAAATTCTTGGTGGGATATGGTGGGTTCTTGGTATCTCTTTGGATGGGTTCATAACAGGAACGGTACGGATCCACCGCCATACGGCTTAGTATCTTAGGAGTCCCTTTTTCTTACAACACCCGTCTCAAAAAAGACGATCCTAGCCCAGATTTCACTTCACCTATACAATACGACACCCAAACAAAAAGAGGGCTATGCTTCCACATAGCCCCCGAGGTCATCAGACCAGGTAATCAACCTCGTCACGGGTGAGGAAAGCGGGAGAGGCGAACGAATCAACGTCATCGAAGTTGTCCATCACAGGCGCTTCCTCAGGACGAACTTCCTCGTCAACGAAGTCAAAGCGACCCTCACCCTTCATGCGCTGATGTACTGCCTTGATGCGAGCGAGGTTAGCAGCGCGGATCTCGTCGGTACCGAGCGGCTGGTCAGCGACTGGCTTGGTAACCTTGGCCACTGCTTCCTTCTTGGTCTTGGGAGCCTTAGCAGCCTTCGGTGCCTTGGCACCCTTGGTAGCCTTGGGCACGAAGCCCTCGGCGGCACCAGTGCGGACAGCCCAGCGGTAGGCACCAACGCACAGCGGCTTGGTAACCGAGAAGAAGCCAGCGGCATGCTGGGCTTCCAGGATGAGGTCAACGACGTCCGCCATCGGCAGGAGGGCATTGGCGCGCATGACCGAGATGGTAACCGAGGTCTTAGTGATCTTTTCCATTTTCAAACTCCGAGGCGCGTCGCGCCGTTCAACCAACCATATAGAGAGTGTACCGTAGGACCGAATTAAAGGCAAGGACAATCAGTCGGTCACAGTGACCGTGCAGTGACCGAAGCGATTGTAGTAGTACGTCTCGCCGAGCCCACCGAAATCGTGGTAGACGACACGGCAACCATCGGTCAGGTACACATGCGTCTCGGTCACACCGAACGACCGTTTGATCGCGTATGCCGTAGCAATCTCGGCATCCTCTTCCGCGTTGTGGATCATACGCACGATCGCGGGATCAGCAGCCACTCGCTTGGAGGGCTTCTCGGCACGGTCCAGAATGCAAGGGGTATCGAGGTTCATTGTCATCTCCGCTTCAACCATACACACATCTTACCGCAAGAGCGAATTAAAGGCAAGCACTCAGTACTCGACCGTCACCTCGTCCAGCATGCGGTCAGCCGACCCTTGGCATCGTAGTAGCGAGTCTCCTCGAGCCCATGCGTGTGGTGGATCGTGCCACCATCGGTCAGCAGGACGCAAGTGGTAGTCACACCAAACAGAGTGGTCTGCCAGGCTTCCTGGACGACCTCGCCCTCAGAGGCGTTCACAACGTATGCGACGATCGCGGGATCAGCAGGCTCACGTACAACCATTTTCAAACTCCTTACGAGAGGATGAGGAAGCCGACTGCGAAGCAGAGGGCGAAGAAGAGGATCGGGTTATTCAGGATATTACCCATTTGCTTTCCTTCCGTTCCAACCATACACACATCTTACCGCAAGAGCGAATTAAAGGCAAGGAGCAATCACGCAGCCTTGCGCAGATACTTGCGCTTGCGCAGGTGCGAGGAAACCCCATCCGCAATGCGGTCGACCTTGCCACCCTTCTGCTTGTACGCAGCGACGAGAGCGGCGAGCTCGGCTTGTTCGGCAACCTTCTTATCGTTCGGCTTCAGCATCTTCAAACTCCCAGGGGCATCGCCCGTTCAACCATATACAGATCTTACCGCAAGACCGAATTAAAGGCAACAGAATCAGTCGTACTGATCCATGCCCATATTCTCGTCCAGCTGAGCCATGTAGGCATCGTCGTCGGCGAGAAACTCGTCCGAGAGCGGATAGGCTGCAGGGTTCACCATGATCGTACGACCTGCAGGAGTCATCTGCGGGATGTAGCCAATCTCGGCGAGGTACGAATCGATCGGGTCCATTGTCATCTCCATCTCAACCATACAGACATCTTACGTCAAGAACGAATTTAAGCCAAGGAGATTCCTCAGAACCAGGGCATGTCAAGTTCGTCCGGCTGATAGCCTTCAAAGTAAAGGTAGGACTCAACCTCACCGAGAAAGAGGTAGAGATCCTCGGTGGAGACCGAGGCAATGTCCTCGCTCGGCCAATCAAAGCCGAGGGCAACCGCCTCGGTCTTGAGGGAAAGGATGGATTCAATGAGTGCGTCGCGGTTCATGTTTCTCTCCTAGGGGCATCGCGCCCAACCAACCATACAGAGATGATACGCTAGGACGGAATTAAAGGCAAACAAAATCAGTGGTTGGTTTTAATTCGAAATAGGCGCACACTTGGCAATTCGATCGACTGCGTCCGACAGCGACGAGACGAGACG